TAACTAGAAGAGAAAGTACACCCATATCAGTTTGAGTTTTGGCTTTGCCAAATGGCTTCGCTTTGATCGTCCCACAACTGAACCTGTCCCATCATTTCTGCGTGAGCTAGAATCAGCCTCTCAGCGTCACCAATGGGCATCTTAATCGCGTCATCCGGTCCAATGCCGATATTGAGGCAACCAACAAGCACACGCTCTGGCCATGGCATCGCTGGACGCTTTGATTTGGCTCCAGCTTCCATCAAGACTTCAGGAGCGGTTGACTGGTCTTTCAGCCACAACTGGAACTTCTCGGATTCCGCAATCAGATTGAGCTTGGCGATCCGTTTTCCCCACAACCACAAGACAAGATCCTTCCAGACGGACTTGATGGATCGAATGGATTCTAGCGGAGACTGTGAGCAAACAACCACAGCCTCCACTATATCATTGGAAGTAATTTCCCCACCTAAGACGTAAGGAGAACCCAACCGCTGCAATAGAATCGCGTGTCCTACGGTGTAAGGAACGAGACGAACCCCAAGCACCGTTGGTGCTGGAGGTCCGGTCTCTGCGAGTATCTTTGCAAGATCTGCCACAGATTAAGGATTAAGATCAAAAACCGTAGCGTTGCCAAGAAGTGATGGATACTTGGTCAGAGTAACAGTGACCATCACCTTTCCGCTGCTTGTGAACTTAACGCTGCCACCCCCCGAATAAACGTAATCACCATCTATGGAAACCCCTCCAACAGTAACACCGTCGCTGGAAGCAATAGTCGCTGAACCGTTAACAGCAGGGAGACCAGCGGCAAGCTTGGCTTGAGCAAAGCTCGCAGCGGACGGAATAAACGTCACGTTGAGCGAAATACGCTCATTAGCGGACACTTGAGCTACAACCTCACCGGCAGAGTTTTTGATCTGCTCAACATCGGCTTCGTGGGTTGCGTCGTAACTCTCAATTGTGGTGATCGCTCCAGTCGTCAGAGCCGTTCCACTAGGAGTCTTTAGTGTTATAGTTCCTTTCGCTCCATAGACTAGAGCGAGTCCTTTTGAGTTTGCCATGTTGTTGGGTTGTTAAATTGCGTTTGCTGCTGCGAAAATTGTCATGGAGCGCGTGAAAGTTCTAGCTCTTTCGCTAGTGTCATTGATGCCAAAGTCAGTTGGAATCGCGAACTGAGCGTTAAAACCTCCAGAGGGGTCTGTATCGTCTGCGTTCAACTCCGAGATGTTGCCGTCAACGTAGAGGTATTGCAGGAGATTCTCGAAGACTTGAACGACAGCAAGCAAGTGAGGCTCTGAGGTATCGTCTGCACTCAATTGCAGAATCGCGGTGACATCAAGTTCGCAAGTCCGGTCCAACGGATGCACCGGAACCGCAGTTGATGCTCGGACGATGATGCGCGGAAAGTCTGGCATCCGGTCTTCAAGATCCGCATCCGCAAACGCACCGTGTCCGTAGCTGGTAAGACAAGCAGGAGTCCCAAGCGGAGACGCAGACCAGTCTTGAGCAGTAAGCCAGTCAACGAGAGCGCGTTCAGTGCGTAGAGCTACAGCGTTCATTTAACAGTTACTCCATGTTTCTCCAGCACTTCTGCGGCCTCTTCCATCTTGGCTCGAATGTGGATCTCAAGCTCTTTCGCTTCGTCGTCGTAAGCTTGCTGCATCGCTTTCGCGTAGATCGAATTCACCTTTCCGATCTGGTTGTCAGCCAGCCCGATATTCATACGAACGTGAGAATGTGGCGAGATTCCAGCCTTCGCGTTGTAGGAGTAAGCGGAAGATCCACGGTGTACCGATACGTTTTCGGTTGGTAGTCCGTATTGATTGGCCAGATTCAACAACGCTTGATTAGCTGCGATTGAACGAACACCAGCAGAACCTTTTCGAGCGCGTCGAGTCCCACCAAACTGAGTAAACGACGGAGAGAGCTTTTTGATGCCTTTGACGACGCAAGATTTAAGGTAACCAACTGAGCCAGCAGCACGACGACGCAAGCTAGCTGCTGCCTCCCGCATTCTTTCACCGTAGAGACCTTCCTTACCGGCTTTCTTGTTCTTGGCTTGAGCGATCAAGTGGACCACTCGCAATTCACGCGAGCGACCAACCAATTTGCCGGTCTTCTTGTCTCGACGACGCTCTCCAACTGGACGGTTGAAGTAATCCAAGATCTTGTTTCTCGCTGCTTGCGGTGACTTTGGTGGAAGCAAGCAATACAACCTTAGCAACAGATAGAACGTGCGAGCGTTGATCGCATCAGCCAGAGACCGCTTAGTTCTCGGGAGGTACTCTCTCCAAGCAGCGGAAAAGCGGGTTGTATCGACGACGACGGTGGGAGTCATTTGGTTTTGGCTCCCAAGTCGAGAACGTAATACGCCCCAGAACCATCCCGTCGAGCGGACATAATCCGCAGTTGTCGTCCGTCGTAAGTCACCAGACGGCCAACTACCGGAATCATCTTCCCAAAAGTCAGCAGCAAGCGGTCAGTGTTTTCTTGAAGGATCAAGCTTCCAGACTCTTGCAAGAGCCGGTCAGCGTTAGAGCCGACATCACAAGACCAGACAGAAGCGTCAACGGTTACAAGCGTGGAGTCAGCCAATCGCCAGTCAGCCAGCTTAACCAGAAGACGGACTTGAACGTTGTCTTGGAATCCACCAGCAATGACCGAGTTAGAGTCAGTGATTGCAGCAGGAAGGCAACGGACCAGTTGACCCTGCCACAGAAACGACGGATTCCCCATCGCTCCCTGAAGGACCGTCATTCCAAGTTGCAGACTGGTAGCGATCAGATTCACGCTTTGAAGTAAACACCAGAAACAAGAATGCGTGAAGTGGCTTGGAGATGGCTTGCAAGACTTGTGGTGTCTCCGTTTTCGTAATGGCTCAACTCGCAGTAGGAAGTCCCTCCGACAACTTTACCAATCACAGAAGTCTTCGCTTGATTCGTCGCATTGTCCAACCAGATGGACACAGCAGCGTCGTAGGTCGCAGCATCAGGAAGACCCAACCGCAGGTTTCCGGTCGCAGAACCACTCACTGAGTTGATGGTCAGATCAACAGTAAATGTCTCAACAAAACCAACAGCCGTTCGTCGAGCAGTGTTGACGGTAAAGTTAAACGTTCTACCACCACCGGAATCAATCAGCGTAGGAACCCACGTTGACGGAGCCAGCATCGGCAGCGCGGCATAGATCTCATCGAAGTTCGCGTTAGCTTTGATCCACGACCCACGGAGCGTGTCTCCGTTATTGTCGTTTGCGGTTGATCCAACGTTGATGACTTGTTGCGACATATCAATCCTTCGGCAATGCGTACCAACCCTCTGGCAGCGTTATGCGACCCGTAGAGCGCACAGAAACACCGTCCGCTCCTTTGACCCAGACTCGCGCTCTGACGTTCTCAGCAAGCCTCACCGGCTCACCGTGGGGGACGTAAACGACGCGAGTCCCGCAGCCGCAACTACTTACCAGCGCGATCAATGCGATCCAGCAGCTTTTGCTTAAGCTCTTTGTCTGGTTTTGCATCTTCGGCGGTGGGAGGAGTTTTAGCCAGACCAGTCAGCCACTTTAGCAAAGCGGTGATGATCTGCTCGATGATGTTCACTTTGGAGTTTTATCCGCATCCTTTGCGGCAATAAGACCGAAACCAACGGTCACAGCGGCAATGGTAGCAGCAAGATCAATGTTGGTCGCGGGATCGCCGTCAAAGAGAGCCTTCAAAGCTCCACCAACGGCGACCATGATTGCTCCAACACCGGCCAGAGTAGTTTTCCAGTTCATTTCTTTAAAGCTTTCCAAAGTCCAATTGCGGCAGCGACAAAAGCCAACACAGCGGCTCCAAGTTGAAACCACTGTGTTAGCTGCGGGATGAACGAAACCGCACCAGCAGCGGCAGCGGTTGCTAGAGAGATTCCAACTCCACTGCTACTGTTGGTATCGGTTTGCATTACTCGGATTTAGGTTGAGCGGCTTGCTTGATCTTTTCAACAATTGGCAAAGCGACGGCAGCATTGGCGAGACCGCCAGCTTTCACAGCAATGTCCAAAAGCTGAATGATGTTGTTGGCTTCTTGTTCGTTGAGCTTGAGCGTAATTTCCATATTAGGCGACCGGAGCTTCAACGACAGCAGCCTCCTCCGCAACCAAAACCGGCTCAACCTGAGGCAGCATCGGAGGCACGATCATCTCGGGCTGGGGCGGAGGAACAGGAGGAAGCCACGGCAGCGGCGGAGCGATGACCGGCGGGTTGATCTGGTTCTGGATCTGCGCGGTGACGTTGGCTTCGATGGCCGCTTGATCGGCGCCATTGCTGAAGCACCAGCCGAGAACCTGATCCTGCGTCAGATCCTCGTAAGGCGTGAACGAACCACTCGGCGGAGCGAACGAGCAGGAGCCGTAGCAGGTGCCGCTGTAGGTCTTTGCGTCGTCGCCGGTGCCGATGGTTTCGGTGCCGTTGCATCGCCAGTCGGCGGTGATGACGACATCGGTGTGAGTGCCTTCGGTGGGCTTGACCAACAGGCGTTCGATGATCCAAGAGAGGGTAATCATGGGATATTAGGCTTCCAGAGCAGCAACACGGGCGGTGAGTTCCTGAATGGCTTTCACCAGCACAGGAATAAGGTCTTGGCGAACGGACTTGTAAGGGGCTTCGCCTTCGGGAGCAGGATCTTTCCACTCGTCGATGAGGTTCGGGAACACCTGCTCAAACTCCTGAGCAATGAAACCCCTGTCGCCTTTGATGTCCTTACCCTTACCAGCCTTCCAGTCGAACTTGCGCGGCTTTAGAGCGAGAATCGCATCCAGACCAACGTCGATGTCTTGCACGTTCTCCTTCAATCGAGCATCGGAGATGGCTGAGATTGTCGTGTTGGTGGCGAACACCGTTCCACCAAGACCGACATAGAACCGATATGCGGCAGCACCAGTGCTGTAAACAAGCAGTGTTGCTTCAGCGTTTGTTGAAGCGGAAAGTGTATGGTACGAAGTACCAAGAGGCTGGAATTGGATTCCAACAGCGGTTGCGACTGCGGAACTCTTCCCCACCAACAGATTCCCGCTCGCGTCGAGCGTCATCGCTTGGGTCCAAGTGATGGCGTTTCCAGCGGTGCCTGATCCTGCGCTGAACCACTGATGCGCGCTTGCATCCTGAATGTACATCGCAGCAGCAGCCGTCGACGTGTATTTCCACCCTGA